AAAAGTGTATAATTCTATGCACTCTCTTGCTGACTTCACCGACAAACGTCACTTTAAATCTTATGACGAACTAAAGGCAAAGTTGGATCGTGTTCTTGGTTTGACTGGTGTGACTGCACCAAAGACCAAAGCAGAAGATACAGTAGCAGAAGCACCTGCTATGAAGTCTGCTCCAGCACCTAAAGTAAGTGATGAGGTCTCCTTCGATGACGATGATGACGAAAGTCTATCGTTCTTTGAAAAACTAGCAGAAGAAAATTGATGCCACTCTAATGCTAGTAATTTTTGGGGGAGCGTTCTGCTCCCCCTTTTTTATGCAGCGAAACTTTTACCGCAACCGCACGTTGCTGTTGCATTGGGGTTTTTAATTACGAACTGAGAAGTTAATCCATCGTCCTGATAATCTACTTCACATCCGTCAAGATATTGCATACTCATAGAGTCAACCAATAGATTACCGTATTCAAAGTCGCCTTCTTCCTTCTGCTCTTCAAACGTGAATCCATAGTTGAAACCAGAGCAACCACCACCTGTGACAAAAAGTCGTATCTTCATTGTGGTGGCAGTCTGCTCACTCATTAGAGTTTCGAGTTTTGCCTTTGCGTTATCAGTTAGTGTTATCATACTGGACCAAGTACCATATCATTTGCAACACCTAAAGATTTGTCTCTTCTTGCTTTTGGAGGTATTGCGTTTGTTGTACTGCTTGAAGATTTAGTAGAATTATCAACAACTGTTGAACTATTATCAATAACTGTGACTCCACCAGAAGCTCCCTGTGCGGTAGAAACTGAATTCACCACACTTCCTGAACTTCCACCAGAAACAGAACCAGTTCCAGATGGTCCAACAGAACCTCCACTTTGAGATCCAACACCTATATTGTAATATTCAGAAGACTTACTTCCATATTGATCTTCTTTAACTTCACCCATCTTCAATGCTTTAGCACCACTCCATCCAGTTAAGTGTGCTGCTGCTAATAGTCCTGCAATCTGTTCTTTACTTTCGCTACCTGTTATCACACCCTTTGCTCTCAAATAACCCATATTCTTTTTAGTGTATGCTAACATTGCTTGTTCTTGTATTTCTGGACTGTTCAAGAACTTTTCTTTAGATAATCCACCAACCCAATTGTCATCATTATCTAATGCTTTGTTTCCTTTCTTTCCAGTCCCAGGTTTAACCAATCCAATATCTTCAAGTGCCATAGCACCTAACTGATATTTCCCAACATATCCGATAGTGTTTACTGCTTTGTAATTGTTGCTACTCTCACGCTCACCTATCTTGCTTGCATAGGATTGGAAGTTTATTCCTAAAGAACTGTCTGATGGTATTGCTGCACTAACTGATTTAGCATTAGACTGAGTCGGTGTTTGGTTCAACATAGAATCAGTCAAAGTGCCTGTTGTTAATGCTGCAACTGCTTCCTGACCACCAAGTGCTGTTACATTAGCAATAATATCATTAAGTGCTGCTCCATCTCCTGATGTTTTAGCAGTATTAAATGCTTGTTGAAGTCCCTTTGCCAATGTTGGTAATTCATTTACTTGCCCACCAGTTCTTCTTGCCAATTCGTTCTTAACATCACGCATGGCAAAAGCATTAATATCATTTTCGTCTATAATTGCTTGTAGTTCATTTGCAGACAGTTCACCTAATCTAGCGGTGTCGATTTTATCTTCTCTAAGGAATTTTGAACCATATATTCCCTTTGCCTCAGCACTCTTAAGAGGTTTAGCAAACTTTTCTGCTGCAGCGTCAAACGTTTTATCTGCTGCTTCAAATGCTTTCTCTGCATTTTCTAGCATCTTCATCGTAGACTCGTCTACTTCAATGCCCTTTGCATGATACTCGTCAATCTTTGCTTTTAGTTTATTATATCTTTTTGCTGCTTCTTCTCTTTGTGAGAATAAAGATTCTACTTGGGCACGTTCGCTTTCTATTGCGGCATTTACATTTAATTTCTCTTCAATTTCTTTACGCTGTTTTAGATATGATTCTTCACTCATCATACCATCTGCTCTTGCTTGTTGCAGATCCGCTAATGTAGCATTAAGTGATTCTCTTTCAGCGTCAAGTTTTGCACTTGACTCTTTGAACTCTTTGTCGAAGTTTGGATCAAAGTAATCTCCCACCCACTCTCCAACCATATTTCCTAACGATGCTCCAAGTGCTATACCAAGTGGACCACCAACGACACCAATAGCACCACCGATTGCCCCACCAATTATACCACCAAGATCCTCACCTTGTATCTCTGTAGCAATATCGTCGTCTAATGCTGCACTAGCAACATCCCACCCATCTTTAGCATTAGAGGCAATTGCCTCAACAACTGTTAGTGGTGGAAATATCTTAGCAAATATTCTTGATGCTTTTGATGCAGGCAGTAGATCATCAGCAACCTTTCCTGCTTTTGCAGCGTCATCTGCTGCCGACCCTGCTTTAAATCTATCATCAATCTTATCAAGTGCATCTTTTAGAAACCCTGGTTTACCTTTGCTTGCTGCTTTTGCTACATCATCTAATTTGTTTGCTGCCTTTCCTGCTGCTTTTGCTGCATCATCAACCTTACTCGCTGCCTTTGCCACATCATCTGCTTTACTTGCTGCCTTTATAGCATCGTCTACCTTTGAACCACCCTTTAAAAAGTTCCATACTTTCTTTAGACCAAGAACGGATAGTCCTGCTGCGGCAACCGCTGCAGCAGCTGCTCCAACTCCTCCTCCACCACCACCTTCGACAGTAGTGCCAGCAGCTGCGCCAGTTATAGTTCCAGCAAACCTTTGTTTCTTTAAAAGGTTTCTTTGCTCCATCATATTTTCTCGAACAAATTTGTAGTGCTCGTCATGGAGTTCATAGGTGTCCGACAACCAAGTCTCAACCCTACCTAATGTAGATTGCATTTTAACTTGATTCTTTATAGACTTGTCTTGGAATTCTCTAGTCTTCCCAAAATTGAAAAATGGTAATGCCATAGTAGACTCTTATTTTCGTTGTTTATTAAGTTCTTCCATCTCTTCCAAAAATTGTTTCAACATAGCAACATACACATCACGTTCAAATGGCATCATGTTTTCTAACTCTGTGAGCGAATACTTATGATGATGCATTAAAGCAAAGTTCATCTGATACATGTTTATCAAACTATCATGCATCAGACCAACATAAAAAAATCTTTCAACCCCTCCACATATGCAAAATCTTTTTCTTTACACTTTTCACATTCCCATTCTATTATGTGACTTAGTGAAGGACCATCTGCAAAGAAAGACATTATCTTTTCAAATTGTTCTTTGTTCAAATGATCCAACCACTCTTCTAGTTCTTGCTCAGTAAAATCATCATATATCTGTTCGCTATCATAAACATACTTGATGTTTTCTTTCACCATAGCAAATAAATTCTCAGCGTCTCTTTTCATGATCTTTTCTGATGTATATGTGGGATAATCTAATTTTATTCCAATCCCACCACCAAGATCTATTTTACCATCACTAACATTACCTGTTATTGATAAATCTTCGATGTTCAAAATATATTTTGTCTTGGCATCACATTCGTTATTTCCACCATGACTTAAAATCATTTCTATCTGTTCACTAACAGACTTTGCTCTAATTTGCATGAACAACCATTCAATGTCAAATGTAGGCAACTTATCAACATCAACTTTACTTTTGATGCAGTTCTTTAATAATTCAACGACAGCATCAATAATAGTTTGTTTCTCACCATCTTCTAATGCAATTAATAATATCTTTTCTTCTCTAACTAGAAATGGTCTAAACTTAATTTTCTTGCCAGTTGAAGGTAATGTAGTTGTAAACTCAGGTACAGATAATGTAGGTAACATTCTCAATCTCCAATGTTAATTATGTAATCAGTCTTCCATTAAATCTCGCTTGTGGGACTTCACTTTCGTTTGTTTCTTCTTTAGAAACTGTATCCACCAAATAATATCGTAATCCAAATTGCGCTGATACTTTAGCAATTGAATCGTCTTGCCATCCCATCTGAACTCCATTGACACTGATAGGATATGCATCAATTAACTTTGTTGTTGTTCTTAACTCTCCAGTTTGATCATACTGTTTGATATCTACAGTTGACTTATAATCATCAAAATACTTGACGTTAAATGCTCCACCCTCACCGCCAACTGGTTGAGTGTCTATCATTTTACTCATCCACAAATCAAGATATCTCTTTTCAGCAAAATCCTCACTACAAATAAATGTTATAGTCACATCTGGATACATCTGTGAATAAGGAACCTTTGTTATTGGACCATTATTTGTAAATCTATGATCAATGGTCATATTACTTCGACCAGGAATTTCAACTGAATCTGCTCGATATGAAAGTTCTCTAATTATTTCCGTGTCGTTTCCAAGTGCTCTCGGTGGGTTGATTATGACCTCAAAGTGTGCTGTCTTAGCAACACCCCTTCTTAGTCCTTTGCTGATCATCTCGTTTATATTAAATGCCATTAGATCATCTTCCTAGAGTCTGCGTAAACTTTTGCAACAGTTGCCTTTTCAAACCGTTGCGTTGGTAGCATTAAAGCGATGTCCCATTCTGTAGAATTGATCTCAATAAATCTTGAATTGACATTACTTGCTAGATAATGCTTGAATGTTGGTTTGAAATACTTAAATCTTGAAGCACCATTTAATATATTGTATGATAATCTTAATCTAGTTGTATCATCATACTTCTTGTTCGTTGTGACATCGTACAGTGAATCCATAAGTCTAGCACGTAGTGTTGGTGGCAGATAGTGTAGATTCAAACCATAAAATCCACCTGACGCTGGACCAACCATAAAGATCAAAGGAAATCTATCATAGTATGGTAGAGTTTTCTTTCCCTTTGGATCATAGAAGAAATGATACATTCTTCCAATTAATGGTCTAGATTTTTTGTTCTCATATCCTCTCAATATTTGCTGAGGATTAACTTTTGCTCTTGCTACGTTTCTTGATACGTTTCTAAACCATTCACGTGCTTCATCAGTGCGTGCTGGAACCTGTCCAGAACGAACACCTCGTACTAATATATCATCGAATATAGTTGCCATAGCACTATTTAGTCTTCTTGCCGAATAAATGTTCCTCAGTTAATACTTGAAATTTCCAGTTTCTATCGGCACAAAACTCTGTTGCTGCTTTCCACTTTGCTTGGTTTACACCCCAAGTTGCAACTTCGTTAATATATTTCTTTGTGACTCTTGATTTCTTTTCTGGCGGTTTGGACTGTGAGGCAGGTTTTACTTCAAATACAACTATATCATTGTTCTTTGTTTTGACTATGAAGTCAGGAAAGTATCGATGACGTTTGCCGTCTATGGGTGAGCGATAGGGTATAGCAAACTCCTCGCTTCCCCACCATACTATATCTGGATTCTTATCAAAGTACGACATACAATTAAGTTCCCAAGAACTGCGGTATATTATATTGGTTGGATCGCCTCTGTATTTCTCTGGAAACTTTGGTTTATACTTTCCTTGATAGAACTTCATCTCATCGTTATAAATAGTTTCAAATCACCTCTATTTATTGGGAAATTATATGCCATCCGCAGCAAGTAAAATCGCAGGAAGAAGCAAATCAAACAAATTGCTATTTGCGTTTCCACAAGAAGTTGTGAGTCAAAACTTTATGATGTTTCAAGTTTTGGAAAAAAGCAGAGACTCAAAGGAAGGTGAGGCAAAAGAAACTGTAGGAAGGATATTTATTTTGCCAATACCTGCTCAACTTGCAGTTGCTTCTAAAATGGAATACGAGCAAAAAGGACTTGGAGCAATTGGTGCTTTGGCAGCAGGTAGAGTTGAGACAGCAGGAGCGATGGATGACATATCAAGTGCTGTTTCACAAGGAATGGGTTCTATAATGGACGGTATATCTGGTGTCACAGATGTATTCTCAGAAGGAAATAATGCAGACACTCAAACATTAGGTGCTCTTGGAATCGCAGGGGTGAGTACCTTTGCTGCATCTAAACTTGGTCGAAAACTAAAATTAGATAAACTTGCTGTTGGTGGTCTTGCTGGTGCAGCAGTTGGAGGACAAGTTGCATCAGGAATAGGATTGAGATCAGGAATCGCTATCAATCCACACCTTGCAGTTTTGTTTAAAGGTGTTGGTCTTAGAACTTATGGATTCCAGTGGAAGTTTGTTGCTAGAAATCAACAAGAATCTAATACTCTGAGAGATATGATAAAGGCATTCCAGTATCACATGCACCCAGATTACTTTGTCGGAAACTTTGCATTTCAGTATCCAGACGAGTTCAAAATTGAGTTCTCAGCAAATAGAAAAGACTGGTTGTTTAATATCAAAAACTCTGTAATGACTGATATGAGTGTAAACTATAACGGAGAATCTCTACCATTATTCTTTGAAGATGTTGGTGGTCCAGTTTCTATTGAAATTAACATGACGTTCCAAGAAACCAAAATTCATACTAAACGTGACTATGCTGAAGATTACGAAATCGAAAGAGGCAAACCAGGTCCGTTTAGTGATGACACAAATGTTGTGGTACAAGGTGGTGGAACTTCGCCATTCAACACTGTTCGTGGAACCAACGATTAAGGTTAGGCAATGTCAAACTATTTCTCATATTTTCCGACTACAACTCATGATCTAACAAATGTTGGTCAAGAAGTAGAACTGACAAATATCATTCGTCGGTTTAAAGTCAAGTCATCATTACTAACTGATACCAGAATGTATAATAATTATGACATACAATCAGGCGACAGACCAGACACCGTAGCAGATAAATTTTATGGTGATTCTAATTACGCTTGGTTGATTTTGTTGTATAATGAAATCGATGATCCTATATTTGGTTGGCCATTGTTTAATATCGATTTCGATAATTACATAAAAGGTAAATATGGATCTATTCCTACTGCTCAAGGAACAGTTCACGAATACAGAAGAATACTGACACCAAAAACTATTCGAAGTGACAATACAATTATACAACAACGATATGTTGTCGTAGATGCTACAACATATGCTACTCTTGGAGAATCTTCAAGACAATCTGTTTCGAAGTATGATTGGGAAGATGAGTTGAATGAAGAAAAAAGAAAAATAAAAATATTGCATGAGAGATATCTAACACCAGTCAGAAAACAGGTACAGGGCATTTTAAGAGATGGCATCTGAAGGATATAAGCATGCTGGTGATGTAGAAGTAGAATCTGCAACACTGATAATGTCAGACAAAACTGTTATTGACATATCAAACCTTGTAGCAGAAACAAACATCTATCAAGACCTGTTTAACCATTACATTGAAGCAGAGTTTGTAATGGATGACAGTTTCAACTTATTTGCACAAGGATGTACTGGAACTGAAGTTGTAGAAGTTTCTTTTAGAAATGCAGTTGGACCAGGAATAAACGCACCATATGTGAGACATGTATTTCAGATATATGAGATATCTGATAAACAACGTGTTTCAGAGTTCCGTGAAGTTTACACTATGAATTGCATCAGTGTAGAAAAATATAAAACTACTGCAACAAAGATAAGTCGTTCATATGGACCATCTACTGTTGGTGAGATGATCAAAAAGGTTAATAACGAATTTATATACAATGATGAGGCAAAATCATTTTATAGAGACGCATCTTCATTATTTGATTATGTTAAAACAAAAGAAGGCACGTTTGATGAAACTATTGGAATTCAACAATTTGTAATACCAAATCTAACAGTAGACGATGCAATTGACTTCTTATGTAATGAAGCAGACTCAAAAGAGCATATACCATTCTACACTTTTTACGAAGACGCAAATGGTTTTAACTTTAGAAATGTATTTGATTTAGTACAGCAACCAATCAAACAATCTTTTCACCATCTTCCAACCGCAACAGATAATCCAGAGGGTGCAGAAAGACCAAATGATTTTTTGCAAAACTTCGATGACTCATTTAAAATCATAGCATACACTGTTATTCAACAAAATAACGCATTGAAAAATATAAACTCTGGTTTGTTCAGATCTAAGACTATAAATCTTGACATACAAAGAAGAAAATCTAAAAGTGTGGTATATGATTATGATGAAGAGTATGCTGACAAGTTCAAATCAATAGAAAATAGAATAGTTGGTGGAACAGAGGGTGATCCAGTCGTTTTGTTGACGACAACTCGTAAGGGGCATGATTCGGATGAAATATTAAAAACAGAAAACCATTTCCCAAAACGCATCAATGAAACAAAACAAATTACAAAGGGATATCAACGTTCTTTATTCAACGTTGTGATGGAGGTTACTGTTCCAGGGAATGATGAGATTAATGTTGGACAAGTTATCGAATTGTTGTTCTATCGAACAATAGACAATATTGTAAGTCTAGATACCTACGATAAATATCTCAGTGGAAATTATTTGATTACCAAAGTTCGCCAAAAACTTACTGGGGCGAAAAGTGGTGTTGATTATGTAACTGTAATAGAGTGTACCAGAGATGGTATAAGAGAAGACTAAAGGAGAAAAAGATGCCATTACCAGGATCTAAAAGAGAAAAGAAAATGCTTCAAGAAATTCAAACACCTGAGGCACCAGCACCACGTAGAACACGTGCTAGTGTAAAACCTGCGTTCCTACAAGAAGTGGTTGAACCAGAAATTCAGGTTGAGCAAAACGTAGAGGATGATTCTGAAGAAGAGTAATGCGTAATTTTATCGGTAGAAATGGATTTACTTGGTTTGTTGGGGTCGTTGAAGATAGAAACGATCCTGTCAAACTTGGTCGTGTTAGAGTAAGATGCTTTGGTTGGCATACAGAGGACAAGGTACAAATTCCAACGGATAAGTTGCCTTGGTCAATGCCAATGAACAGCATCAACTCTGCGCAGACCAACAACATTGGTAGATCCCCTACTGGTTTAATTGAAGGAACTTGGGTTGTTGGTTTCTTTTTAGATGGAGACCGTGCGCAAGAACCAGTTATCATGGGTTC